AAGCCAGTGAAAAATGCAATTCTAACTTCTCGCGGGTGGGTACACGAGCGAACGGGAGAAGTTCTAAAAGCGATGAAGGTAACACCAGAAATGCTCAATGAGTATTATGGTGTTGGTCAGTATACTATAGATGAAGAACTTGCATTTATTGAGGTAGAATCCTGCCCGTGTGGAGATCCATATTGCCAATGCGGTCCTGATTGTGGATGTGAACCACTTACAGAGGATTCGCCGAAAGATATTACTAAAATGACAAAAACGGAGTTAAAAGCCTTAGCAGAAGATGAAGGAATAGAGGTAGATAGTAAAGACACTAAGAAAAGTCTTTTAAATAAGATCTCTGCTGGATTCCTAAACTAAGGATTAACTCGTGACACAATATGATGAATTGCTAGATGAAGATCTGGTAGTATTCGCGGCTAAACATTATTATACTCCAAAGGGTTATATTGATCCTGAAGAGTTTTATGATGATTTAAAGCGAATTAAATATATTAAACGTCTGGTAAATCGATATCTGGAAACAGGTAAACTAACAGAACGTTTATTAATGAATCACATTATTGTTATATTTAATGTATTCGGAAATTATGGTAGCTTGACTATATTGGCAAATAAATTAGAAGAAAAACATTGGCCTATTGTTAAACCGTTTTTAGAATATTTGAATTATTTAAATCCGGGACAGTTACAACATATTCATTCGAACGAAGAAGTTAAAAAGAAGTTAGAGGAAATATAATGGGACTTTTAAAACAAGCTGGAGATCTAGTTTATACCTTTAGATTCCTGACTCTTCTTGTAACACCGTTTGATAAGACCGAAGCCTATAAAGCTGGTATTATTGATGAAAACGGTAAAAGACTTAAGTCGTTTAATCTTGACAGTATGGAAAATCGTATGACGTATAGAGATGCTTATACGCCTTTCCACCGTCTCGTATTTAATGTAAAACGTCTAATGGGCAAAGTTCCTGGTGGTAAATCACGTCTTGCATCATATGCAGCTGCACTTTATTTGATTAAAGAAAAATTCTCTGTTTCAGAAAAGAAGCTCCTATCTGGACTGAAAGAGATTGGCGTGGATCCTACTGATCTTATGGTAGAAGAAAGCCAGTGGTTTATTCTTGAAGATGGTAGACTTTCTCCTGGGGTTTATAAGACAACTATTAATAAAGTTTTTAATAGTACCTGCGATGAAATGGTTTATCCTAACGACAAAATTATGGTAGATGAAAATGCATATCCTGTTGGGGATATTTTCGGTATTAACATATATGAAGCAACTCATATACGTACTAAACAGAAAATATATATAACAGCAAACGAGATTGTACGATGAAAGAAAGTCTAGATGAAAACGTAAATGAAGGTACACTTGACGAGCTCTCACCCGCTACAATACAATCATATAAGAAAGCCGCATCAAAGAGTAACTATAGTGCTGCACAAAAATATGCTCGTGTTGCTGCATCTCCTACCTCTAGAAAATATAAAAATAAAGAGATGGATAAGCAAGATGATATTATGCGTAAGCGTAAGGCGGGTCTTGCAATGGCTGATAAAAAAGAGTCAAATGAATTAGATGAGAGAACACCAATTCGTCCTACAGTTCAAGACAAGAAGTTAAAAAACTTACGCGTTCCAAATCCAAAATATAAAGGGTTTATTAATCGTAAGAGAAAAAATCAAAGATCGTCCGATATTTACAGAGAAGACGCACCAGCAGTTAGTACTGGTTCTATTCCGTCACCTGCTGATACAGCTATGGGGCCGAGAATTAAAACAGTAAATGTAACTGATCGCCGTCGTAAAAAAGATAAAATACCAGTTCTTTTGAAAAGATTTAGAAAATATATAGAAGATAATGCTTAAAGTTTATGCTCTTATAATTGTACTTGGTATTCTTGGTGGTGTAGGCTACGGAGCCAAATACTACTATGATACAACACAAGCAACCATTGCTACCCTACGAGAAAATAATGTGAAGCTTGAAGGTGCAGTAGAAACTGCAGAGGCAAGTATAGCACTAATGCAAGAAAATGCTGCTAAGATGCAAGAATTAAATAATCAATTAGCTTCTGATCTAAGACAGGCAGAAGCATACAGTGATGAACTAAGGTCTAAGTTCTCGAGACTCAATCTTGTACAAGATGCGCTTCGGGATAATGTAAAATTAGAAGGAAAGATGAATGGCGCGACTGCTAAACTTTGGCGTGAGCTCATGGTTGATACCGGTAATACTGACAACGTCCCTCTTCCTAGTTGGTTGCAGCCGCGTCCAACCGGAACCGGAGATCAAAGTAGTAACCAAGGTGGAGAAAGTTCAGATACCAACAGTATCGAAACCGAAACCACTACAGCTAACTGACGTCCGTGTATTTGTAGTAACTAAAGATACCCTTGAATCATTCGAAGCAGAATTCAAGGATACTTATGGTGAATTGGCATTTGTTGTTCTTTCTATGCGTGACTATGAAAACCTAGCACTTAATATTGCAGAAATGAAAAGATATATAGGTCAACAAAAGAATATTATAGTTTATTACGAAAAGGCAGTGACTGAAAATCCTGAAGACGATATTGAAAAAAGTAAACAACTGGTGGATAACTGACCTAGAAGAAACGAAATGGTTTGAATATTGGCCTAATCCAGAACAATGGCAAAATTATTTCTGTGAATTTACTGTAGATTATTTCTGTCCAGGACCTAGAAGAGTTTGTCTTGACGTTGGTGCTAATATCGGTCAGACAACTATCGGCTTTTCACCATACTTCCAAAAAATAATATCATTTGAGCCTAATCCTCCTGTCTACGAATGTCTCTTAAAAAATATAGAAGAACATAATTTAAAAAATGTAAATACATACCGTATCGGTATTGGTAATGTTGTAGAAAAAAGAGATTTTAAATACAATCCCAACAGGCCAGGAATAAGTCGATTTCTAGAAAACGGAGAAAAAGCAGGAGGTTCGGCTAGTAGGCGTACTAATATAAAAATAGACACTTTAGATCATTTTTTATCTAAAGATATAGAAGTCGATTTTATAAAAATAGACGTAGAAGGCTACGAAGAAAAAGTCGTCATCGGAGCCAAGAATCTTTTATTAAATCATAAACCTACCGTAGTCTTAGAAGTAAGGCCAGCACACGTTAAGACTCATAAACCCCGAATAGATAAATTTATGAGACAAATAGGATACACCTGTTTGTATAAAAGAAGAACCGATTATTATTATGTTCATGATTCCAAAGCAGAGAAAATTGTTACCCGTTTGCTTTCCGATAAGGAAAAAAATAACTGGGAATAAAATCGAAAATAACGATATATCGGGGTTTACAAACTTCCAATAACGATATATAATACTACCATCAAATGAAAATAAATTAAAACACTGAAAGCAATTTTCGGTGCAGGGGTCTTTTATGCAAAATACCATTAAAATTAATAAGAAAAAAGATAGCCTACTAACAGAATATGCTGTTGGTATGCTCAAAGATTTTTATATGAGAAAGAATGAATCGTCACCTCAAGAGGCATATGCTCGTGCAGCAAGTGCATGGGCAACTTTCCAGGGCAATACAGACGAACTTCTAGCTCAAAGATTATATAATGCAGTTTCAAACAAATGGTTTATGTTTGCCTCACCTGTTCTTTCGAATGCACCAAATGGTACAAAGAATGACAAAGGTATGCCTATATCTTGTTTCTTGACATATGTTCCAGATACGCTGGAAGGATTAATCGAACATACTTCAGAATTACGTTGGCTATCTGTTTATGGAGGTGGAGTTGGCGGTCATTGGAGTGACGTACGTACAGTATCTGATATTGCTCCTGGCCCTATGCCATTTCTACATACGGTAGATGCTGATATGATTGCATATCGCCAAGGACGTACCCGTAAAGGCTCATACGCAGCCTATATGGACGTTTCGCATCCGGATGTTATAGAATTCCTTAATATGCGTATACCGACTGGTGACGTACAGCGTAAGGCTCTTAATTTGCATAATGCTATTAATATCTCTGATGCATTTATGAATGCAGTTATAAATGATGAAGATTGGGATTTAAAAGATCCGAAGGACGATGAAGTAAAAGAAACAGTAAATGCACGTAAACTTTGGCAACGTATTATTGAAACACGTTTCCGTACTGGGGAGCCTTATTTAAACTTTATAGATATAGCAAATAAACATTTACCGCAGAATCTAAAAGATTTAGGATTAAAAATTCATGGTTCCAACTTGTGTAATGAAATTCATTTACCAACTTCTGCTGAACGCACTGCGGTCTGTTGTTTATCTTCTCTCAACCTTGAACTCTATGACGAGTGGAAGGATACTACTCTTGTCGAAGATCTTATCATTATGCTTGACAATGTCCTCGAGTATTTTATCGAAAATGCTCCTGATACAATTTCGAGAGCAAGGTTCTCTGCGGAACGTGAGAGATCTATCGGACTAGGTGCAATGGGTTTCCATTCACTCTTACAAAAGCACGGTGTTGCCTGGGAGAGTGATCATGCAAGAGAAATGAATAAAGTCGTATTTGAAGATATTCAGAAACGTGCTATTTCCCAGACAGAAAAGCTTGCGCAGGAGAGAGGTGAATATCCGGATGGTATTGGTACAGGTCGTCGTAATGCACACCTTATGGCTATTGCACCAAATGCATCATCTGGCATTATTCTTTCTACCTCACCGAGTATTGAACCAAGTAAGGCAAATGCATATACACATCGTACACGTGCAGGTTCTTTTCTTGTTAAGAACAAATACCTGGAAGAAGTATTAGAAAGGCACGGCGAAAATAACGAATCTATATGGACTTCTATTATTACAAATAAAGGTTCAGTACAACATCTACCATTCTTGACTGAAGGTGAAAAGGCAGTATTTAAGACAGCACAAGAGCTTGATCAAAATTGGGTAGTACAACATGCTGCAGATAGACAACCTTATATTTGTCAAGGTCAATCAGTAAACGTATTTTTCCCTGCTGGTGCAGAAAAATCGTATGTAAATAAAGTACATGTAAAAGCATGGAAGGAAGGACTAAAAGGTCTTTACTACTTACGTACGGAAGCAAAGCAACGTGCAGAAAATGTTTCTGAAAAAGTAGAACGTGTAGCACTACAGGGTGATGATCGTAATATCGTATATGGTAAGATCGATTGCCCATATTGTGCAAGAGCAAAAGAAGAACTTTCTTTACGTGGTATTCAGTTTGATTATATTGACCTAGAAGAAATTGGCAAGACCGCAGCAGAAGTTACAGGACGTAAAGTAAAGACCGTACCACAAATTTACATCAGTGGCCAGTATGTTGGTGGCTATGACGAACTAATGGAATATTTAAATCAACCGATGACAATAGAATCAGGCGACGAGTGTCGCGCATGTGAAGGCTAAGAGGAGAAAACATGTCACTTACAGAAGTATCTAAAACTTATCGCCCATTCCTATACCCATGGGCGGTAGAACTAACAAAAAAGCATGAAGAGATCCATTGGGTCGAAGACGAAGCTGAACTATCCGAAGATGTTCAGGATTGGAAAACTAAACTGTCTGATGATGAAAAAGAATTTATTACACAAGTTCTTCGTCTGTTTACTCAGTCTGATGTTCAGGTAGGCGAAAATTACCATGAGCTTCTTATTCCTAAATTTAAGAATAATGAAGTACGTAACATGCTTTCGTCATTTGCTAACCGTGAAGGTGTACACCAGCGTGCATATGCTCTCCTCAATGATACTCTTGGATTACCTGATGAAGAATTTCATGCCTTCCTTGAATATAAGGAAATGGCAGATAAGATTGAATTTATGTCACAGGGTAATCCAAACACTCTGCAAGGTCTAGCACTTATTATGGCACAATCTGTATTTAACGAAGGAATGAGCTTGTTTGCTTCCTTTGTAATGTTGCTGAACTTCCAACGGTTTGGCAAGATGAAAGGAATGGGAACAATTGTTGAATGGTCAATACGTGACGAATCAATGCATGTTCAGGGTATTGCTAAACTTTTCCGTGAGTTCTGTGATGAACATCCACGTATTGTTAACGATGAACTAAAATCTAAAATCTACCAGATGGCAAGAGATGCAGTTAAGCTCGAAGACGCATTTATTAAACTATCATTCAAAGGTATTGATGATGTACAGGGATTAACAAGACAAGAAGTAAAAGACTATATCCGACATATTGCAGACCGTCGTCTTCTACAGCTTGGCCTGAAGCCAACATTTAAGGTAAAAGATAATCCTCTACCGTGGCTTGATTGGGTACTGAATGGTGCTTCACATGATAACTTCTTCGAAAAACGTGTTACTGAATATTCCGTAACTTCTATGGAAGGCGATTGGGACTGGGACAAAGTAGCATGATCGAATTCAAAATCGAATGCGAAGAATGTGAAGAAACCACATATATGGTAGCATCTGATCATCCAGAATTTTGTCCTATGTGTGGTCGCAGAAGCGAAGCAATCTTACACAAGGGATTAGATCTAGACGAGGAAGATTGGGACTGATATATAGATGTATGTGGTACTATAATGATAGAGAATTTAATCCCTCCGAAGATCAATTACGGGATTGGGCAGGATTTGTATACATCATCACGGATCTTACCAATAACAAAAAGTACGTTGGTAAAAAGGGATTCTGGTCGAGAAAAACACTTCCCCCGCTTAAAGGTAAAACCAGGAAAAGAAGAAGTATTGTCGAATCCAACTGGAAAGACTACTTCGGATCATCTGACCTGGTTAAACAACTCCTTGAAGATCACGGTGAGAAAGGATTCCGCCGTGAGATACTATATCTCTGTAAATCAAAGGGAGAAATGGGATATCTCGAAGCAAAAGAACAATTCGATAGATCTGTATTGTTAGATGATACCTATTATAATGGTATTATTAATTGCAGGATACATCGATCTCATGTTAAGAGGCTAAAGGATGGAGATATGTTATGAAGACGAAGTTTGGAAGAATATAGACCCAGATCATATTTGGGTTTTAGATAAATTTATTCTTTCAAGAAAGTTAGAATACATCTGTGGCCCAGTAGGTATGGATGTACCCGAAGATAACAGATATATCGTTCGACCGTGTAAGAATGCACTAGGTTTAGGTATCGGTACAAGTTTAGAATATTTACAAGCTGTTGACTGCGGTACAGATCATCTTACCCCAGGATATTTCTGGTGCGAAGTATTTAAGGGAAGACATTTTAGTGTAGATTACCAATGGGGTAAAATTAAACTTGTTGTCGAGGGATTTAAAAAAGAAGATACGTTTGTAAAGTGGGATAGGTGGGAACAAGTTGATGATTTGCCTGCTATAGAAAGAATTATAAGTTTTCCTAAAATATTAAATCCGATAAAAGAAAAATATGAATGGATTAATTGTGAATTTATTGGTTCTCGTTTAATCGAAGTACATCTTAGAAAAAATAATGATTTCCAATGGGGTAATACATCTTTTATACCTGTTTGGGAAGGTGAAGATATAAATCCACCTAACGGATATAGATACATAGAGTATCCAGATATTCACGGGAGGATAGGAGCTTATGTACGAATACAAACATGAAGAAGAAGTTTGGAAAAATTATGAACGTAGGAATAAAATACGAAGATTTAGATCTAAGTAAGTTAAGCGTTGATGAATTAAAGGATTTTGGTAGAAACATTATTAAAGATAATATTGTAGTTGTCAGAAATCAAAAATGTAATGAAGAAGATATTTTACGTATCTGCGAAACATTCGGCACTGTTTTGAAACCTAAGCAATTTTTTATGCATCCAGAATATCCTGGATTATTTAGGGTTACTAATAGAAGAGAAAACGGTGAAAAAATCGGAATTTTTGCTGATAAAGAATTAGATTGGCACTCAAATGGTAACGGTCGTCCGAGCGGCAAGGAATCTTGTGTTGCTCTTTATTGTGTCGAACCAGGTGAAAACAGCATCACAAGTTTTTGCGATACACGTAAAGCTTATAGAGAATTACCTGACGAAATCAAAGAAATAGTAGATGATGTAGATTGTACTTTCCAATTCAAAAATAATACTTTTTACAAATTAGACGAAGATGACAAAGAACTAATAATGTTTGAAAACAAACGGATTTATCCAGAAGGAGTTACTAAACCTTTAGTATATAACCATCCTTGGGATAATGATAAAGGTTTATACTTTACGTTTCATTACATAAGAAAAATGTGGAGACGTTCAGGAAAGCCATTAGATGAAAAATGGCTTAAAGAATATTTAATCGATCATGTGTTTCAAGAAAAATATATATACCACCATAATGATTGGAAAACAGGTGACTTTATTTTTATGGACCAGTTTCATAGTATACATAAGCGCAACCAAGTTGAAGGAGATAGGTTATTGTATCGTATAAGTTTTGATTATGGAGGATTGTTTAATGAATGAATTTAGCTATAAATTTGAAGATAGGTTTACGGAAACAAAGGGCTATGACGGTACATTTAAAATATAACCCCTCTAACCTAAGCTTGAGACAGAGAGCTAGTTTAAGCAGGGCGAATAGGCAGGCCAAAAAATTATTAAAACCATCAAAGCATAAGGGAGACGACTCGTGTACGAATATAAGTGTAAAATCCTCAGAGTAGTAGACGGCGATACAACAGATGTAGATATAGATCTAGGATTTGGTGTATGGTTAAGAAAACAAAGGATTCGGTTTCATGGTATTGATACGCCAGAAAGTCGAACCTCCGATAAAGAAGAAAAGAAATACGGTCTTGCTGCTAAGCAGTTTGTAAAAGATCATATTCCTGTTGGATCTACACAAATTCTAGTTACTATGAAAGATGGCGTCGGAAAATACGGTAGAATACTCGGAAAATTCAAACTAGAAGACGGCAGAATTCTAAATGAAATGATGATTGAACAACATCATGCAGTAGCGTACTTCGGACAATCAAAAGATGATATTGCAGAAGGTCATATAAAAAATAGAGAATTTATAGATGTTACGGAAATTAAAATAAAATAACATAAAAGGGGATTTACAATTAAATAAAAATATGGTATTATATAATGTAAAAATTGGTGCTTATGTTAAATAGACTTAAATCAATTAATTTAGATATCACTAACCGATGCACACTTGAGTGTCCAAAGTGCCTAAGAATATCTTATAGGAAAAACGGATTACGTATTCCAGGGCATGATATGTCCTTCACAGAATATAAGACTATTACGGACTACTTTGATAAAATACATTTCTGCGGGAACGTATCCGATCCAACCATGCACAACCAATTCCCGATGTTCCTTCGATTAAATTACGAACGGGGGATCGAAACATACGTAGACAATGCTGCCTCGAATAGAACTAAGGCTTGGTACTTGGAAGCATTTAATTCGAATCCAAAAGCTCACTGGACCTTTGGCATAGACGGAATCCCAGAAGAAAGCCATCTCTATAGAAAGAACCAGGATGGCACTAAACTATTTGAAATGATGTTTTTAGCGAAACAAATGGGATTGAAAGTATACTGGAACTATATTATTTTTAAATATAACGAAGATACAATGCAAGAAGCTAAACAGTTAGCCGACTATTATAAAATACCAATTAACTTTATACGATCAAGTAGATTCAATGAAGATGATGAGTTGAAGCCTACAAACCCCCAACATTATGTAGAAAGAGATTATGAGCAATTTAAAACCAAAATGTCTTTCAGGTAAACCTTACGGCCATACAGCCCGTGGATACATACTCCCGTGCTGTCACTGGGATATACCTAACCTTTTTGAAAGTGATATTGCAGCCTTAGTTGATGAAAAATTCAAATTAGGGGATTTACAATCCGTTGAAGATGTGGTACTATCTAAAGAATGGAAAAGCTTTTATAGCGACTTGAAAAGGGGTAAAGGACCTGATCTCTGCTATGAATACTGCTCTGGGAAAAACGTAAAGGATACATTATGATTATTATTGACTATAATGGTATTGCCATTGGTAATATTATTGCACAGAAACTAATGCCAGAAGAAGATATTATTCGCCATATGATCCTGAATTCTATTCGAATGTACAGACAAAAGTTCCAAGAATATGGTGATGTAGTTATTGTTGCCGATGCTGGTGGCAACTGGCGTAAAGATTATTATCCTGAATATAAAGCTAAGCGTAAGACAAATCGTGATGACGATAAGCGTGACTGGCAGGAGATTTTTCGTATTACGAATATGGTACGTGAAGAACTTGCTGAAAACTTTCCGTATAAAATGGTACACATATGGGGATGTGAAGCAGATGATTCTATTGCCCAAATCGTTATGAATACACAAGAGCTTGGCCAATATGAACCAGTAATGATTATATCTTCTGACCATGACTTCAAACAGCTACAAAAGTTTGATAACGTCAAGCAGTTTTCACCAATGACTAAAAAGTTTGTCAAGGAAGATAATCCACGTCTTGGTCTTATGGAAAAGATACTAAAAGGCGATTCTGGTGATGGTGTACCAAATGTCCTATCAGATGATAAGGTATTTGTAGAAGGTAGAAAGCAAAATGTTCTTTCTTCTAAAAAGAAACAGATACTACTTGATGATCCAAAAGCTCTTGGTGAAGAAGTATATCGTAATTACTTACGTAATAAAAAACTGATAGATTTATCAGAAACCCCAGAAACGGTGTCAAAAGAAATTATAAATAATTTTATGAATCAGAACCCATCTGGAAATAAAGGAAAAGTATTTCCTTATCTTGTTGAAAAACGTTGCAGATTATTAGTAGAAGTTGTTGAGGAGTTTTTCTAATGGCTAAATTAGTACATGAAGTATTAGAACAATTTGAAAAAGCAAAAGACCGTAAGGCAAAAGTCCAAGTATTAAAACAAAATGATACCTTGGCACTTAAATCTATTTTGGCAGGTGCAATGGATCCTAAAGTAGAATTTCTACTTCCGAAAGGTCCAGTTCCTTATACCGCAAGTGAGGAACACAATGCGCCTTCAAATCTTCTTAGTAAATATAAAGAATTCCGGTACGTCGTAAAAGGCGGGCCTGGCGAAAGGATTCCAGGATTTAAAAGAGAGAATATTTTTCTTGGCATTCTGGAATCAATACACCCTCGTGATGCTGAATTGGTTGTAAAAATGATTAACAAAGAAAAGCCATGTGACGGTATTACCCTTAAAATTATTCAAGAGGCTTTTCCAGATATTATTAGGAAATAGTATGCATCCAAACTTTAGCATCCTTTACCTTAACTTGTTAAGCGTATCATATTCTGTGATACGCTTTTTCTCTGGAGAAAACTATAAATGGTTTCAGCTCAAATCGAACGGCTTAAAAAAGATTCGCGTCAACTCGAATTTGCAATTGCTCGGTATCGAAAACAAGGAAGAACCGATAGAATGGCTAAAGTGCTATTGAAAAAAATATTCTTAGATGAACAGATAGCTGAAATACAAAAAACCAGAATTTTAGTAACATAGGGGATTTACAAAGTGTCTCCGTTTCGGTATAATAGATAGAGTTTATCGGAACGGAGATACATACATCATGAATATTTTTATACTTGACAAAGACCCTGTAAAAGCAGCACAAATTCAATGTGATGCACACGTTTCCAAAATGATACTAGAATCGGCACAGATGTTATCTACTGCCCATCGTGTATTAGATGGTAAAGAAACGCGGCGTCCTTCTAAGTCTGGTAAGACTATGGTAAAGTACTGGGAGTTACCGGATAAAAGAGAAAATATTCTATATAAGGCGGTGCACGTCGGACATCCGTGTACTGTATGGACTATGGAATCTATTACTAACTATCTTTGGCATTACGAACATTATTGTGCACTCCATGATGAATTTATATATAGGTATGGTCGTACACATAAATCTTGGACTGATCTTCAAGATACTCTTATAGATGTTCCTAACAATATTCCATACGGACGGCAAACAGCATTCAAGCTTGCTATGGGCGCATCACCCGAGTGTATAGATAGTTCAGATCCTGTTGGATCTTATCGTAAATTTTATCAGACTAAACAACATAGGTTCAAGATGGCCTGGACTAAACGTTCTATTCCAGAATGGTTTGAGGTAGCAGTATAATGGATAATTATATTCGTATATGGGATCAAGTATTCGATGAAGATTGGTGTAATTCTTTTATAGAAAAGATCAAGACTAAAAATATGTTTAAGTTAGAATCGGACGAAGAATCATATAAAGTACTTGATCTTATATCCCAAGAAGATGTTCGACCAGAGGTAGAAAAAATTGCTAGTGCTTTTTCTATTGCAGCTGACAAATATGCCGAAGTTTGTAATGTAAAAGAATGGCAATATCCTAAGCATTATGGTATAGAAGAAGTTGGTTTATTTAAATATGAAACTGGTGATGAGAGTTTACCTAAAATATATAAAGGTGAAGATCCACGTTTGTTTTTACATTTTTTCCTTTTTCTAAACGATGGTACTGGCGGATCAGTAGAACTACCAGACCATGAAGCAGTTATTGATAGACTTCCAGGTCGATTAGTAATGTTTCCTTGTTTCTTTACTTATCCCTATGCTATAAAGCAATCAGTAGGTGATTCCTATTTTGTACACGGATTCCTAAAAGATGCATCAGATTTAATTGAAAAAATTTGAAAAAAAAATGAAAAAAATGCACTTTGGGGGTTTACATTTGATCAGAAAACCATTATATTAGTATAGTAACAGATTAGGAGAGAGATCATGGAAAAGGCCCTTAAAAATTATATCATCGAAACCAACGCAGCTTCACGGGCTGAAATGGATGCCAATCCTGGCACCATTATTGGTATGCTTCCCGATCCTTCTGAAGTTGAATATTGGGCAGAGCGTGTGCCGACTGGTACTCTTGCAGAGTATCTCCGTGTCTCTCTCGAGACAGAGGCATATTACATCATCGCTGATGCATACAGTAAAGGGTATGCTCGGTCATTCGATTTCTCATCGATGACTGATGAGGAGATCCAGGTAGAGATCGATAAAGCTATTGCTCTCATGGATGCAGAGGCAAAGTATGAAGTCGAAGCCGAGGCTCAGGCAGAAGCTGAAATGGATAAGCTTGCTGCATCCTTGAGCATAGATCGTCCTACTTTGAAAAGGTGGATGCAAGAGGCAATGATCGTGTGATAGTTCACTTTTTAGGATATCATATATCCAATCGACAAAAAAAGACTATTGAGAGAGCTACGGAATTAGCTCTTGAATATCTTGTGTCTAAACGATTAGCAAATACTCTTGATATACAATACCATATTATAAAAGATCTCTGTAAAAAAGAAGGTATATTTGCAGATTGCTTTTGTGAAGACTACGACCGATCTCCTAAGTTTTTTGATATACGTTTATCCTGGACTGATACATCAGATATGCACATTGTGATTTCTTCGCTATGTCATGAACTAATACATGTTTCTCAATATGCACAAAGAAGATTAAGACATCTATCTCGATCTAATCTGCAGGCATTTGGAAAAGAATATGTTAATATAAATGAAGTAAAATATCACGATCTGCCCTGGGAAAAGGAAGCATATGAAAAAGAAATGGAAGTCTATGAATATGTACGTAAACATATGAAGGATAGATACAACATAACATTACGGGAAGTGGATGATAAAGTTGCCTACGTATATTCTAAGAAACAAAAAAACAAATGAAACTTGGGACGTTCTGTGTTCTTATTCCGAGCTTCAAGAGAAGCTAAAAGACAAGGATATTGAGAAAGTTCTTAGTACACCTAAATTTGTATCTGGTGTCGATGGTGGACAAGGTAAACGTGTACCATCTGGATTTAACGATTTGAAAAAGAGAATAAAAGAAAACTCCGGTCGAAGGAATACAATTAAAGTTGACTAAATCTTATGCACCAAATACTATAAAATTAGAACATTTACGTTCCTTTGATGCTATTACTGGTAATCAACAAAAAGCAATTGAATTCTGGGATAAAGGTTTAAATCTTATTCTTTCAGGATCTGCCGGTACTGGTAAAACCTTTCTTGGTATGAATCTAGCACTCGAAGAAGTACTTGATAAAGAAACGCCATATGATAGACTGATTATGGTACGTTCTATTGTACCAACTCGGGATATTGGTTTCCTTCCAGGAGATGAAGAAGAAAAGAAACAGGTATACACTTTACCTTATGTTGGTATCTGTTCAGAGATATTTGGAAACGGAGAAGCCTGGTCTAAACTAGTTATGCAGAAGAAAGTACAATTCGAGTCTACTTCTTTTATTCGAGGAACTACGTTTAACGATGCTATTATACTAGTAGATGAAATGCAAAATCTGAATTTCCATGAACTGGATTCTGTAGTTACACGTGTCGGCCAGAACTGTAGATTGATTATGTCCGGTGATTATTACCAGTCTGATTTTAAGAATGAAAATGAAAAGAAGGGTATTATGGATTTTATGAATATTGTAGAATCCTTGCAGCAATTCGAATCAGTAGAATTTGGCTGGAAGGATATCGTACGATCGGACTTTGTACGTGACTACATTATGACTAAAGAAATGCTCGGTATAAAATAATAAAAAAATCAAATAAAATGAAAAAAAGGGGTTTACAAAGCTGTTCCTTTGTGATAGAATAGTATCAACAATTAGGAAGAGGAGCTAAATTATGAAATATCGTTATAAAGTCTTAGAATCAGTATTAGCTAATATTGCAAATGATTCATCAGTCGAAAATATCTTTGATGAAGTCGGTCGCCTTACAAGTGACGAACGTAGGCATTTGAAAAATCTACTCATAGTAGTAGAGGATGCTTGCCATTGTGTTGAAATTGATATGGGAGAAGCAGCATGACAGTATACTTAGATATGGATGGTGTAATCGCTGACTTCTTTGGTGGTCTTGCTAGACGATATGGTGTAAGCCATTGGAAGTCTATCCAAGATCGTGAAATTAAGTTTAGAGAACTCGCCAATACAGACTTCTTCTACAACTTAGATGTATTTTCAACATCTCATAAACTTGTAGATCATGTCAAAATTGTTGCTTGGCAAGAAGAAACTGAATGGGGTATCTGTTCATCTCCGCTTCGTGGGGATTCTCATAACTCATCTTTTTGGAAACGACTTTGGTTAGAAAAACAAGGCTTCATTCCACCTCTGATCGAGAACATGATTTTCACAGGTAACAAACATAAGTATGCTATAAGTCCTCTGACTCGTAGTCCAAATATTCTCATCGATGATAAACCAGAAAATATCAACCGATGGAATAAAGCTGGTGGTATCGGTATTCGCTACCAGGCAAATGAAGACGATCTTGAAGAATACCTATTTGTTGAATTGGAGAAAGCATGCAAATTGGCGAGATACTAAGACTTCGCTTTGAGTTCGAAGAAATTGTTTCAGAGAATAGCTATAAAATATCTAGTCTAGCAAGCGACATAGATAGTTTATATGATTTTATAGAATCTGGACACGTAAACAATCGTTTTCGTGAAGGCTTTGATCGTGCGGCTGAAATTGCGAATTGTATTATAGATGACTACGAAAAGATATGTTCCTAGTAAAAAACACGTTTTAAAATACTGTTCAGCTTGGAAAAAGGAAAATTTTTCTGATACGATAAATGTCAGAGGTACTGTTGGTGCCGGGGATTTTATGTATCTTTTAAATGTAGCATATTTTCGATCTTTTCTATTACAGAAACGTATTACAATTAATTATAATTGGTTTCATTCGGAAGACTACCTATACCATTTCGAAGACCCGGAAACAATTATAGAAAGACTTAATTATGCACACAACTTTTTTCTAAAGGATAGCACAGACGTAGTAATTAATCATGTTTTTAACTCTGAAGATACTAAACTCTATCATGATTTCTATAACGGTTATCTCCGCGGCGGAAAAGTTAGAGAATTTTATGATATCTATCCACGGTATAACGAATGGGCGTTTAGGGATATTGGTGCAAAAACTGTCCCTGGTAAAATTGTTATGTGGACACAGGTATCAAATTCAGCACCTCCTAGAGACTGGAAGCGACCGTTTGATAAAGAGGAATGGGATTACGTTAAAACCCTAATAGAATTACAAGGATACAATGTAGTTCAAATAGATTATAGAACTCCTATAAGTGAAGTATTTTATCATATTAGTACCTGTCAATGTACAGTTTCTTATGAAGGAATGTGGCACTATGTTGCAAAAAACTTTCATAAACCTATGATTGTTTTAACAGCTGATGGCATTACTAGATGGCATACCCCGGATGCATTAATATATGAAGTAGATAAAAATCATCGTCACGAATTTCATTATTTTCATGATTTTGATCGTCGTCTTAAAAGAGCAACTGATTTTTCTAAGAAAAAATTAATAAAATTAAACCGAATTATGGACATCGAAGAAATTTAGTATATAATCTAAAGGATATATTAATAATGGAACCGACCTGGAATATTGATAGAGCAGTTATAGAAATTAATGGGGGATGTAACTATACATGCCAAATGTGTCCGCAAACAAATCCTGATGGATCAACAGGTGCTCGTGGAAAAAACTGGCTTAAGAAAATGTCACTTGATGAGTTCGAAGATGCTGTTGCACAGTGTGCAGAAGCCGGACTACGTGTAGTGAATCTTGAAGGATCTGGTGAACCAACACTGAATAGAAACCTACCAGAATATATTTCTATTGTTAAAAAGTATGGCGCAAAGGCATTCTGTTTTTCTAACGGCTTCCGTATGAAAGATGGATTTATGAGAGACTGCGTAGATGCTGGTCTTGACTTTTATCGTTTTTCTATTATTGGATATAATCATATTGAATATAACAAGTGGATGAACAGTAACAACTTCCAATTTGTTCTTAATAATCTAAAATCTATGCAGGAATACGTCACCGAATCTGGATCCGACTGTGTTGTAGCTACCTATCATCTTATACTTGATAATAACAATATTGATAGTGAAGTAAAGATGTACCGTAATATTGTTGACTGGGCGGGAGTCAAAACTGAGATTTGGAAGATGCATAACTGGAGCGGAGTATATGAACCAGAATATGGAAGAGAAGGCAAAGTTAAGACTTGCGGTAGACCTTTCAGTCCAGATGTAGTTATTCGTGCAGGTGGTATCGACGGTCAAAGGATGGCTGTTGCACCATGCTGCCAGGTACTTGGTCGAGATGATGAGGCAGTACTTGGTCATCTTACAGAAGAAACACTTGAAGAAATTTGGTTTGGTGAAAAATACGAATCGTTACGTGAGGACCACCGAACAGGTAATTATCCAGACTATTGTAAAGGATGCGACTTTCTTATTGATGACCCAGAAGTCCTAGTGTATACAAACCACGAGAGAGATCTCTACAAAATGCACGGAACGGAATTCGATCTAAATGACTATCGGTAAAGATATACCAATATATCAAATAGCTATTACTGGTAATGAGGTTTCTGAATATTATTCTCAAAAATCTATTGAGAGTTTTAATAAGTTCGGTTATTATAATATTGAAAGAATAGAAGCTACTACACCAGAAAATATTCCGAGTTTTTTAAATATGGGCCCTAGACGTAAGTACACTAGTAAAATATCTAGAGAATGGTCTCAAGAAGAAATAGCAATTTGGTATTCGCATTTTAGTGCATGGAAAAAAATATCACAACCTTCTATTATTATTGAACATGATTGCATATTACATAAAAATATACCAGATATTTTATTTAAAAGAAATCTATGGAGTTTTGGTTACACAAAATTTGATGACAAATCACATAGAAATTCACTTGCGGCTTTGGCATACTTTATTAAACCCTCGGGGGCAAAAAAACTAATGAAAGAAGCTTTGGCATATAAGGGCATATGGTTCCCAGTTGATGTACATATCCACGATTATCAACGTAAAGGTAAGGATTATTGGTACCAATTAGGAAGAATGTCAAAAAAGAATCTTGATTCTTATACGTGTGCAACTCACTATATAAATCCAGATATAGGAACATCAAAGCCGTCTATGGGTAAAGCAAAAAGGTTTAAAAAATAAGGTATTGTTACAATGAAGAAGAGATTGATTTATCAAGTTTATGTTGGCGGTAAAAAGCTCAAGCTATATGATTACTGTATTGAAAGTGTAAAAAAATACTGTGAAAAATATGATCTAGATCATATTGTACAAATGCATCCTAGACTTATGATCAAGCCTGATGTTTTTTCTACAAACCGAAGCAAAGAATCATATGAAAAATACGGCGGTTATCTTCCGATCTACGAAAAAGAAAATGCATTTGAGCATTTCAAAGAGTACGATCAAATTGCTATTATTGATGCAGATATCTACATAAGAGACAGCGCACCTAATATCTTTGATGATCTTGGGGAAGAATATGACTTTGGTGGTGTAGTAGAAAGAGATATGCCACTTACCGAAGCATATAAAAGAAAAATTCTAAACTATTCTAGAATGCAATACGGATCCTTACGATTAGATTGGGATTGGCGTGAAGATACCGGCGGTGAATTTATGAATATGGGTATGATGCTTATGAACAGGTCATTTGCAAAATATTTAAAAGGACAGACGCCAAAAGAATTTCTAATGCGTTCAGAATTTAAACCGTTTATTGATGGTATGGGTCCATGGAAATGGTCTACAGATCAAACGCTATTAAACTACTGGATCAAAAAAGAAAAGATGAAAGTAAAGAAACTCGATTGGAAATGGAACGGGCTATATACTGCTAACACAAAGATTGATGAATGCTATTTTGTACATTTCTTTTTGAAAGATAAACTACCACAAAATGGCGAGAATGTACAGGAGCTTATGAATGGAATTATTTAAATATAGCAATTATGATGAATATGTAAGATACCAGACTGAAGGTAATAAGAAAAAGCTAACTTCTCATTCTGGTGTTGGACTAGAAGTTATTGCTGAAATCAAAAAACGAATACCGATTGTAAGTCATGTACTATGTCATGGTACTCGTGCAGGTTATGAACAGAAATATTTTAAACAAATTTATGGGGAAAATACCTATGTTATAGGTACCGAAATTAGTGAGACAGCAGCCAGCTTTCCAGATACAGTACAATGGGATTTTTCTAAACAAAAGCCAGAATGGGTTGGTAAATTTGATATTGTCTTTTCTAATTCTTTTGACCATAGCATTACCCCAGAAGATACGATGAATACCTGGATGGAACAGTTAACTCCAACCGGTAGTCTTATTATGGAAATGCATATTGCCAGACCAGGATGGAAACCTACCCAGACTGATCCGCTATCATATGTTCGTAGTGATATTATAGAACTGGTAGATAAGCTTGGATATAAGATTATTGATGAATGGCCAAGTCCAGATTTTACTGATCATCGTGGTAGATTTGGAAAATATAAAGCAGGAAGACCCACATTAAGGATTCAAAAATGAAGAATTTGATTTACCAGTACTGGTTAGGTAAGCCAGGAATTGCAGTTCAGGCTGGTATCGATAATATGAAAGCATATGCAGAACGTATTGGTGCAGAATATCGGTTTGTTAAAAATCCAGGATGGGGATCTAAATACTGTGATATTCCACAATATTATAATGCCTTCGAACCTGTCTATAATAAAGACTTTTGGGAATATGACAATATTCTTTTTGCCGATACAGATGTTTTTACTGTCGAAGGTTTAGAGGAAAATATCTTTGATCAGGACGTAGGCCATATTGGTATATGCGATGAACCACATAAAGAAATCTCACACCTAAAAACTAAAAGCCCTATTAATACAGCCGCTGACGAACGATGGAATAAATTGATGGTTGAAAAATATGGTAAAGAGATGCCACGTAATGAAGCTGGTAATCTTAAGATTTTTAATAGTGGCGTAGTTCTATATACAAACGAAGGTCTTCGATATTCATATGAAAACTGGGAAGGCTTCCAAGGATATATCAATCACTGTAGAAGTGCTGGTCTGAATAAGTTTTATACAATTGATCAGAATTATCTCCACGCAATGCTAACTATTGCAGATATGAATTATACTGTAATGCATAGCGGTTGGAATAGCTATGTTCACTATGATGGTGATTCTAAAACTACTCCAAGAGCAGTAATAGATAATAGGACAGAAGAAACCAAATTTGTTCATGTTCAGTTAAGAGGGGCAGACAACCAGGATGCAGATTGGCACAAGATTGTAGTTAATCGCCCTGTTAATGAATGGAAACTGTAATATGTTTGATGCCTATATTATAACTACAGTCAATTCATTTGATGATGATAAGGTTCGTTTCCTTACAAAGAGATGCGTTGATTCTTGTCGAGCTTATAATATAAATCCTATTTTATTTGATGCTGTTGTTCCTTCTACTCTGGAAAAATATTATCCAGGATGGCCAGTACGTGAAGATTATCGTGAAAGACTTCTAGGTAACTATAGAAGAAAAGCTGGTAAAGAACCAACAAAGGAAATAGAAAACCGAATGATTGTTATGCAGCAATGTATGACAATGAGTCATTATGAAGTTCGGAAAAAGATTATTAATAATGGTTATCCATCTATTATTTTAGAACATGATGCAATTATTCAAAGGCAACTAGATGTTGGACAACCATACACCCAGTTTGCAGTAAACCTATGCAGCCGTGAGCAGGCTACGCACGGTTATGCTATTGGCCCAGAACCAGCAAAAAGATATAATGACATATATGAAACTCTTGGATTTGCTGGCCACGATAATATGAACCGGTATATAAACCAGGATCAAATAATTAAAATTACACCTTATAAAAATTCAAATCCTGTTGTAGTTGGAAATGCACTTCACGAAAGCCAGTGGGATACACATAGAGGTGCTTTGAAAACAAAACTTGACTATGTACCTACTACAACATCAGGGGTATACAAATGAAGGTATTCATTACTGGCATTGCAGGATTTATCGGATTCCATACAGCATGCCATTTTAAAAAACTAGGTTGGGAAGTTTTCGGTGTTGATAACTTTAATGATTATTATGATCCTAAGCTAAAACGAACAAGAGCCGAAATACTTAAAAATAATAAAATAAAAGTATTAGAAGGCGATATAAGATATCAGGATTTTGCTTTTTCAGTTTCAGATATTGATCTAGTTATTCACCTTGCTGCAATGGCTGGTGTTAGATATTCGATGGATCATCCTCAAGAATATATTGATGTAAACATTACTGGAACGCAGAATGTTATACGTTGGGCAGAAAAAGAAAAGATTGAAAATGTTATCTATGCATCTACATCATGTACTATGCACGGTAATCCGTTACCCTGGAAAGAAGATGAAAAACTAGGAAATCACCTTAGTCCATATGGTTATACGAAAGCTACAAACGAACAGCAATTTAATACTTCAAAGATTAAGAATGCAGTCGGTCTTCGGTTCTTTACAGTATATGGACCATGGGGAAGACCAGACATGGCACTGTTTACATTTACAAAGAATATCCTAAATAAAAAAGAAATTACTGTATTTAATAATGGTGATATGAAACGTGACTTTACATACGTTGACGATATTGTACAAGGTATTTGGTTAGTATCCCAGAATATGACTGAACGAGATATCTACAATATTGGATATGGACAGCAAGTTGAACTAATGCACTTTGTAGGACGTATTGAACACGAATTAGGAATCGATGCTGAAATAAACTTTGCACCACGTCATCCAGCAGATGCAAAAGAAACTTGGTCAGATACAACGAAAATACAGAAGCTTGGATATGAGCCTACGACCTCTATAGATAAAGGGGTACATAATTTTGTAAAATGGTATAGGAGTTATTATAATGATTAATGCTGAATTGGGTCATGTAAAATCTGTAAAAGAATTTCATGTTGATATTGTAAAGCAGCAAGAAGAGGCACATGGTGTAGACTACTGTGCAATGCATAAAGCTATTCAGAAGTACTGGAAAGAAGGAAACTGTAAAAGATATATGGAGCTGGGTGTACACCAAGGTGGAACAGCATCTTGCGCTATTCTTCTAGATCCTATACCAAAAAAAGTTACTCTTATTGATATTGATATGAGTCGTTACAATAAATTTCTAAAGCCACTTGCAGAAGAATATGCCAATTTAAAAAATATCCATTTAGATGTAAGAGAAACAGATTCGACAGGTCTTGGATCTATTGATAGCTGCGATATGCTAGTTATTGATTCAGTCCATAAAGCAGGATTTATGCAGCGAGAATTAACTGTACACGGACCAAATGTACGAAAGTATATTATTGCACACGACACAAAGTTACTTTTTAATAAGCCAGACGATCAACTACACCGTACTCTTGTTAATTGGGGTAAAGAGAATGGCTTTAAATTAGTTGAACGTGGTGAAACAAGTGTAGGGTATACTGTTATTCAAAAAGTGATCTAATATGTCGCTTGAAATTATTCATGAGATGTTTCCTGATGAAAGACCGACTCTTGAAAAGGTTTTGGAAAGGACCAAAAATACAATGAAAGCCTATATTATTTCCATTACAAATGATCATGATTCTACAGTAGCAACCCGTCGTCTGTTGCTTAGTATAAAAGATACCAGATCAAATATCGAGCCTTTTGTCTTTGATGCAGTAACTGCAAGAAATGTAAAAACGGTTCACGAAAGACTCTTCGGTAAATCTACAATAAAAAGGGTATCATATACATATCCACTTGAGGGTGAAACTAGATATGATATGAAGACTGGGTTAGAATTAAGTGGATATAAGACAAGGGATATTAATAAAAGAATAGGCTGTTTTCTATCGCATTATACGCTATGGAAAAATTGTATCGAAGCCGATAAACCTATTATGATTTTAGAACAAGATGCGTTATTTACAAACCGGTTTGATTATGGTATAATAAAAGAATCATTTAAAGGAGATATACTTGGACTGAATAATCCAATAGGTGCAACAAGATTGGCAAGTGTGTATGATAAAACATTAAAAGATATTTGGGAACTTCGTAGTAGTAAAAGAAAACAAAATCCTAAATATGACGTTTATGAAGCCCCGTGGGTTGATAAAAACAAAATGATACCACAGGGTATTGCAGGTAATTCTGCATATATTATTAAACCAGCTGGGGCAAGAAAACTTATTGAACTTACAGCTGAACATGGTATCTGGCCAAATGATGCTCTTATGTGTAAACAGCTAATGCCAGGAAAACTCCAACACATTTATCCGTATATAACAAAAGTACAGGGTGGAAAATCAACAACGAGTGAATAATGAAAGCTTATGTAATTACAATATTAGATAATAAAAAATCTGTACAGGCTGCTACCAGATGTATGAAATCAGCAGAGAGATACGGATTGCATGTAGAACATCACTGGGCTACAACCCCCGCAGATAATCCCCATTTGCTTCTCCATACCAAAGGTATTCAACCTTCTTTTTTCCATGAAAAATATTCTAGACCAGAAAACTGTATGGCTGCATTTCTCTCTCATCATTCGCTTTGGGAGAAATCTGTTAAGACGGATGAAAATATTGTTATCTTTGAACATGATGCTATTGTAACTGGTGAAGTTCCCGTAAATTCCCCATTTAAAGGTGTTATGACATTCTCTAAGCCTTCATATGGTAAATACCGGACACCAACTAAATTAGGCGTAGATGGATTGGTACAGAAGCCATATTTTGGTGGTGCACATGGATATATTGTTAATCCGTGGGGTGCTAAAGAGCTTATTAATAAAGCAAAGACACACGGTAGGCCAACAGACGTTTTTCTAAATACACAAACCTTTCCGTGGCTTCAGGAATATTATCCTTGGGTATGTGAAGCAAATGATAGCTTTACAACCATTCAAAAAGAAGCCGGATGCTTGGCAAAACATAATTATGGTGAGACTTATGAAATCATCTAATAATATTTTTATTACTGGATGTGATTCTAATACAGAATGGATGCTTGATTGGTTTGTTATGAACTATCTCGAGCATAATAGTAATCAGCTCTATATTATGGATTTTGGTATGTCTGATAGAGCTTTAGAAAAGCATGCAGGCTTTGTTCTACCATTACCGCAAAGTAATCATATTGGGTGGTTTCATAAACCTCTTGCTATGTTAACTGCAGCAAGATTTGCAAATAAGGTATGTTGGTTAGATACAGATTGTCAAGTACTTGGCGATATTAGTGGTATTTTTAATTTAACAGAAAAAAATAAATTATCGATGGTTGAGGATTTACCGTGGTCAACACGTCGTGGTGGTAAATGGCATAATTCAGGCGTAGTTGCATTCGAAGGAGTTCCTGCTATATTAACTGAATGGCATGCTGCAGTTACTAAATCACCTCAAGTTGGGGATCAAGAAGTT